CACTCGTAGTACTACTCGCGTTAAGTCTATCGCAACAAAGGGGGCCGCAAACAGTGGCCTCTTTTTTTTTGGCTATCTTTGTAAAAATGTTTTAAAATGATAAACTCAGTAAGAAATACTGTACTATCTGTAATAAATAAAAACAACTACGGATATATATCGCCATCTGACTTCAACTTATTCGCGAAGCAGGCGCAGCTAGATATATTCGAGGATTATTTTTATAAGATTAATTATCAGGTAAATAAAGAGAACGCGAGGCAGTCTGGCACTGGCCTTTCAGATATTCGCAAGCAATATGATGAAGTAGTCTCTACGTTTTCCTCCACTGCGGCCCTTGTTAACGCGGGGACTAATTCCTATACACTCCCGGCGGACTATTACTTGTTGAACGTTGTTCAGTACAACACAACAGGCTCAGAGATTGAGAAGATTGCAGAGAGCAAAATACGCAACCTTACGGCGTCAACACTTATGGCGCCAACGACAGCGTTCCCGCTGTACGTGCATCGCGGCAATGCAATTGACGTCTATCCAACTACAATTATTGGTGCGTCGGACGTTAATGCGTTTTATATTCGTCATCCGCTAGACCCTAAGTGGACTTACTTTACCCTTGCTGATGGGGCCCCTGTGTTTGACGAGACGGCCGCTGACTACCAAGACTTTGAGTTACCAATGTCTGACGAGCCAACCCTTGTCGCTAAGATTTTAGAATACGCAGGAATCTCTATCCGAGAGGGCGACGTATACACCTTTGGAAACACAGAGGAACAGCAAGAAACAGTATCAGAAAAATAAAACATGGCATATCTAACTCAGTATCAGTACTATGCAAATGATGGCGCCTCTCCTGAGGATGCCAATTGGGGGTCGTATCAGTACACAAGCCTGGCTGATATAGTAAACAACTTTATGTTGATTTACGCTGGCAACAATGAGCTGGTCAACAATATCAACCGATATCAAGTTTTGTTCTATGCCAAGCGGGCCGTTCAAGAGCTCAACTATGATGCATTCAAGGAGATTAAAGCCCTTGAGCTTAGCGTTGATGACCAGCTAAGGTTTGTCTTACCCTCTGACTATGTCAATTGGGTACGGGTGTCTATGTATAGTAACGGGGTTATTTTCCCGCTTACCGAGAACATTCAACTAAACACAGCGCGGGCCTATCTTCAGGACGCCTCTGGTAGGATTTTGTTTGATGAGGCTGGCAATATTTTGCAGCCAGAGTTTTCAAATCTTGACTGGGCAAGAATCACCGGACAACAGAAGAGCATCTACTTAAACGAGAACAATCCAATGTTCGACGGGCAAGAGGGCTGGTCATACGATGGCGCGTGGTTCTTTGAGTACGGCATTGGGGCCCGCTACGGGCTTAATACAGAGACGGCCAATGCAAACCCTACCTTCCGTATAGATAAGAAGGCAGGGGTCATTAATTTCAGCTCAGGGATGCAGAACAGGCTGTGCCTTCTTGAGTATGTGACGGACGGCATGGAGGGCGGAGACGCCTCTATGATTAGCGTTAACAAATTATTTGAGGAATACGTATATGCGTACATCAAGTACTCTATTTTGTCCAACAAGCTTGGCACTCAAGAATACATTGTAAACCGTTCGCGGAAGGAGAAGACAGCGCTATGGCGTAATGCTAAAATTCGTATGAGCAATATTCACCCAGGGCGCCTACTTATGAATATGCGCGGACAGGATAAGTGGCTTAAATAATATGGACATTAAAACGAACTTTATTAAGGGGCGCATGAATAAGAGCGTCGATGAACGGATTTTGCCTATGGGTGAGTACCGGGACGCCCTTAATATTCGCCTTGGGTCCACTGAGGGGACTACCGTCGGGGCTATTGAGAACACAAAGGGAAACACTCAGCTAACCACGCTCGAGTACAATGGGTCCCCGCTGTCATCAAGCGCCGTCTGTATTGGCGCGTATGAAGACGGCTCAAATGAAACAATGTACTGGTTTGTTCATGATTCGGTAACCGGGGTGGACATGGTGGTATCATACGACGACAACATTAACGCCACCGTATACCACGTGGTATCTACCTCTGTGCTTAATTTCAACCCCCAGTATGTAATAACTGGCGTAGATAAGATTCAAAATCTTTTGTTTTGGACAGACAATCTAAACCCACCAAGGAAGATTAATGTTAATCGCCAATATCCAGACCCCATCCTTGGCGTTGACCAGGTTACAGAAGGCGACTTAAGTGTTATTGTTGCACCCCCGTCCTCGTCCCCGTCCATTGGCTTAATTAGCGTACCCCAGGACTCGTCAAACTACATGGAGTCTAGGTTCATATGTTTTTCATACCGATATAAGTACAGAGACGGAGAGTATAGCGCGCTATCTCAGTTTAGTGAGCCAGCATTTGCCCCAGGAGCCTTTTCTTTAAGCGTAGGGAACTACACGAATTCAGGAATGTCAAACATATTCAACGCCGTTAATGTATCATTTGACACCGGTGGGGCTGATGTGATTGGCGTAGACCTATGCTTCAAGTTGGCGGACTCCAATGTTGTTAATGTGATTGAAAAATACATTAAGCAAGAACAGGGGTGGTCAGACAATTCAACACAAAGCATTCTGTTTGACAACAGTAAGATATACACAACCCTCCCGGAAAGCGAACTTCTTCGCTTGTTTGATAACGTCCCGAGACTAGCCAAGGCTCAGACGGTGATGGGCAACAGGCTGATGTACGGGAACTACGTGGACGGGTATGATATGATTGACGCAAGCGGCAACCCAGTCAGTGTGCTTATAAGTGTAACGCCAGAGTCTGATATTATTAGCTCTACCGAGTTAACAACAACAATCAGCACGGGCACCGCATATAATATCGACCCAGCAACCACCGTCGGCCCATACGCAAGCTCTGCGTTTGTTATTGATTTTTCATCAATAACTTTAACTAAGGGAAGCGTTATCCGCATAGTGCTAGAGGTGTCACATCATAGCTTCACATCAAACATTACATCATCTCCGTCTATCCCTGGCGCGTTTTCTACGTCATTAACAATTGTGCTAGGGCAAGACTACGCCTCCGTCTATGCCCTCGCTTCAAGCGTGTTTTTTAGTGACGCCGTATCAACCCTAACAAGTTCTTTTTATTCCAATGCCGAAACGCCATCGGACACAGGGATTTCTCCAGACTCCTGGGAAAAGGAAAATAGAGGAATCTCATTGCTACCTCAGGATTTTATTATAACAACCACTCCAACGTCTAGCTTAATCGGCTTGCAGCCGGCGGCTATACAGTTTGAGAATAGCGGGGTGCCGGGGGAATACCTTTATGAGTACTATAGCGTTGATTATGTTAGCGCATATTACACGGAGAGCACATATAACAATAGTCTGCATAGCAACCGGGACTATGAGGTTGGGATTGTGTACATGGACGAATACTCCAGAAGCACTACAGCCCTAGTCTCATCAAACAACACAGCATTTTTCCCAGCGTCTGCATCGGACACTAAAAACTACCTTCAGACAGAGGTGTCAAGCCTACCGCCAGAATGGGCATCAAAGTATAAGTTTGTTGTAAAGCAGTCTGTTGCGAATTATGAGATAGTTTATTCAAACCTATATTTCCAGGACCAAACCCAAGGGTATTGGTTTAGATTAGAGGGTCAAAATGCAACCAAGTTTGGCGTGGGGGACGTGCTGATTGTGAAGGCCGATGTCTCTGGACCTCTTCAGTCGCTTGTTGAAGTTGAAGTCTTAGACATTCAGTCTCAGCCATCTAACTTTATAAGCGGTCCTTCGGCAACAATAATCTCTGAGCCCGCTGGCTTATATATGAAAATCGTCCCAACGAACTTTTCTGTAAACACCTATGGAGACATCCCCCCCGTGGTGGATAATGACGAAATTGGCGATGCTCAAATTAATAGGGCAGCAAGGGTTGCGTACCCGTGCCATGTGGACAATCCAGCAGGAGCCCCCCTATACCTACAGTATGATGTCCCGTTCGGGAGTCAGGTATCGTTTGACATAAGAATATATACAACCCCAACCCCCCCGCTAGGGGGAACAGACCCGCAGGACTATTCTTTTGTTAAGTCCTACGTAGCCAATAAGGACTACGAGAATTTATATGAGTTTTGTATTGGAGAGAATATATCGTTCGATAATGGCGTAAATACAGGCTCCGGAACGGCTGCCTCTAATACATTTATACAAACACTTGGCGGATATGCATTGCCAAACGGCACGCCTTCCTTCATCGCCGGAGTAAACCAATACCAATTTTTATTGGACCCCGCCACGGACGGGCTTTATTTAAGTATTGTATCCGGGGCCTCCGGCCAAGCTGTAACGATTAGCAGGCTGGATTGTCATATAATTGCAACCCGAACCGGGAATACTCTAGTATTTGAGACGCAGCCAGAAGAGGCTAATTCTGAAATATTTTATGAGGGAGCAGACAGTTACGATGTTGTAGGGGGGTACCACTCCGGCAACGTGCAGGACCAGACATCATCCGTTCCGGCAATTGTAAACCTAGACTTTTTTAATTGTTACGCATTTGGCAATGGTGTAGAAAGCTATAAGATTTTAGACTCTATAGTAGGGCGCTCCTTTGGCCTTGGGAATAGGACTAATGCTGTATCACAGCAGGACTACAAGGAGGCTCATCGATTTGCAAGCATAACCTATAGCGGCATCTTCCAGGAAGAGACAAACATCAATAAGTTAAATGAATTTAATTTATCCCTCGGGAACTTTAAAGATTTAGAAAAGTCTTTTGGTTCTATTCAAAAGCTAGACGCTAGGGAGACTGATGTTTTAGTGCTTCAAGAGGACAAGATTTCGTATGTCCTTGCAGGTAAAAATCTATTGTCAGACGCCGCCGCAGGTGGCGCTATAACCTCAATACCACAGGTTCTTGGGACTCAGATAGCTAGAATCGAAGAGTACGGCATCAGCCAAAACCCAGAGAGCTACGCGGCGCGCGGTTTTAATAAGTACTTTACCGACACCAAGCGCGGGGCCCTTATTAAACTAACTGGAATGGGTCCAAGTGAGCAACTATCTGTTATATCCCTTTACGGTATGCGCTCGTGGTTTCGTGATAGATTTAATGAATCCCCAAACACCATTAAGGTTGGCGGGTACGACCCCTACATGGACGAGTATGTGTTGTCTATCACAGATAGAGAGCTCCCCGTTGAGCCGGTCTCTGTGGAGTGTGGCTCAATTATTCAGGGAAGCGATACCAGTGAGAACCTATCATATGTTCTTGAGCTTGGACCATCCGTCGGTGACTTTACTATAGCGTGGACCGTTGGTTTAATTGCGGGAGACATAAATGTAGTTATCACGTATGACGGCTCCACTTATAGTAGTGGACCGACCTCGAGCAATGGCTCTCTTGTTGTTCCTAAAACATGCTCAAACCCCCAGACGGCAGAAGTTCTTGTGGCCGTTACCGGGGGGGCCGCTAATTTTGTTATAACAAACGGATGCCCTGAAGCGAATCCCCTTACTCTAGTAAGGG